TCAGAGACACCATCGGTGCCTAGACACCAGATGTAGGCCACCGCACCTACCTGCCCGACACCGAACATTGCAAAGGGAACGTCATCGGCATCTAAGGCCGTTAGGGTAACGTCATCCATTTCAAGTGCTCTTAGTAACGTCTGACAGGGCTCATGTCCCATACAGGCTACCTCTATCTTGTCTGCTTTACGCATGAATGGATAGATACGTGCTACGTGGGCGGTGGTAGCTTCTACTACCTTACAAGACCCGTGGGTACTTATGACTTTATCCATATCTATTCGAGCGGGTATGAACAAAGGATTCAAACTCGGCACTCTGGAATGTACTCGGAAGAGCACTCTCGTTTTCAATGGTGATAGTCGTGTCCTGTGGTTTGGTGAACACAGGGAAGCGATAGAAGCCACTGTCGAGGCTTAGAGCTCCTATGGTAGAAGAACCAACAACGTCAGGAGTAAAGACATTCTCGTAGGTATCTCGGAACTTAGGAGTAACCTTAACTTTGAAGTAACTGGTATCTGCGTAGTAGAGGGAACCATTCCGTATCATCATCTTGGCTGCGTTTGATGGACTGCTTCCTTGACCAGCCTTTGCTTTAAAGAGCTGCTCAGAGAACGTATACTTCATTGTGTAGGGGATACCTACCCAGACGTCCGTATCAGCCGACACAGGGTTGCTAAGGGTGACCGTAGAACCGCTATTGGTGCAGTTAAGGGCTAACCCATCAGTCGTATAGACCTGTACTGAGTTGTCCTCTGGGGTGTACGGCAGGGTGATTGTAGAGGAGCCAATGTCTACTGTGGTAGACACTCGACTGTCTAAGTGTGTAACATAACCAGCATTATCCGATAGACCAGACTCTAGAGGCATCTCTACGAGGTTAGTCTCTCCGTTGTTGGTGATTACTGCGTATAGAGTAGACTCGATAAACTCGATGCCTCGTATCTCACCCGTGAAGGTAAACTTCGACCAAGCACTTAATACTTTTTGATTGTTATTCCAAAAGTAATTGTAGATGTATAGGGCGTTAAGTTCATCGCTACTTAGTAGAACAACCGTGTCCTCCGAAGTGGTTCCCTTCATTTGTATAATGTTTGAAGGTATGTAAGCAGGAACGTGTTCCGTTATTTCTGTTGAGTCGTAGTTGTCTGTTGAAGCATTAACAGTAAATTCTCGTAGACCTGTAAATGCTCCACGTTTAAAAGGGTAGTAAATATAGGAACCCAACGGAAGAGGCGCAACTTTCGCATCATAATCAAAGTTAGTTGCTGGAATAATGCTGATAGTCTGAGGCGTTAATATGTCTCCACCTTTAAGAACAAACTGACCAGTGCTGCTAAACAAGATAAGGTTCTCTTGAAAGCCTACCGCCGCCTCTAGAGTTGTGACTCTACGAGAAGATACTGACACGTCAATAGGAGCACTATCTAGTAGAGATGCGACTGTATTTCTGTATAAGTTAAAAGAAAACACTCCATCCTCATTATTGCCCCCTAAACCAGCTTCGGAGAAAATAACATTATCTCGACTTAGAAAACCAAGGCGATTTTTGAAGAAGAACATGTTTGTTATTCTGTTCGTTACGAAGGAAGGATTTGGATTAGAGGTTTCATCTCCAGCGGTGCGGTCTGAAAATACTGTCTCCGAAAGGAGGAAGGAGTCTTCATCGTTATTAAGAAGAGTAAAGGGCATTGTAGATGCCGCAAATCCTTTTTGTATATTAAAACCAGCACACTCGACCCAAGAGCCATCTCCAAAATCACTTTCTCCGTTTACTTTAAACTCTACATAATAATCATCCTGATTTAATTCAAAATCCCCTGAAACCTTACATTTAAACCCATTGAAACATTTATAAGGTAAATCCGTTATAGTAGCTACACTCTTATAGACGGCTTGCATCCCAGAGTCTGCGAGCGAATCTGTAGTGGTTATCGTAAAATCACCTATCCAATTAGTTTTCTTGGTGAGTTTTATAACGTTTCCTCGACGCTGAACATGAAAGTAATCAGTTACTTTATTACCTGCGCTATTAGCAACGTCCATTGGGATGGAAACATTCACCCCAAATCCACTATTAGTGGCATTTGTAGCCAACCAACTAGCGATGTTGTCCGTGTTTGCTGAATTAGCATTCCCTGAGGCTGAGGCTCCAGAGTATATTTCAGCGTGTAAGGCTGTAGTGGTAGCAGAAGAGCTATTAAAAGTCTCATCAAGAGTTACAGTAATGGTGGGCGCTAATTGTCCAATTTCAGCGTTATAATTATTAAAAGATGTAGCGTTTGTTGTGCCTCGACCTTCATAGTCACCTCCTGCGCCTACACGAGTAGCTCCGTCAATACTACCATCTGATGCATCTAAAGATAAGGTGAAGTTTGCGTCTTCATATACATCTCGATTGGAACTAAAAGACGCTGTGGGGCTGGTATAATTTTCCCCTCCATCTTGTATAGTAAGGCTATCTATGCGCCAACGGTAAGTTGTCGTGGTGACTGGTCTCCAAAAAAATCCGACCCATTGATTAGTAACATCTACATCATGCGCATATCTTACCAAGTTAGCTGTAATAGTCGCCTCATCCCCTGCAGCTACGGCGCTCGTTCTTACTACAATATCTACTCTATAGCTCTTTTCATAATCTCCTTGTTTAATAAAAACTAAAGCTTCTGTGGGTGCATCATCGGTACGCTCTGTGTTTAGGGCTACACTCTTTTTTGTGTTCAGAATGAATGTAGTGTCTGCTACGCTTAAGCCCTTAATATCCTCTAACGGGGAGTTAGCCTCTAAGTAACTCCCTTCAACAGGCGTATAACCGCCAGTAGAACCGTTAATTGATGCTTCATCACCAGTAAGTATATTATATGCCCTTATCTTCGTACCGTCGTGGATAACCACATACTTCTCAGAGGCACTTCGATTGATAAAGTGAACAAAACTATTCTCATCAATAGCCTCCTCTAACAACCTAGCAACGTGCCGAGTGTTAGGACGCTTCTTCAGTCCATCTGCAACAGAGCTAAGAGCGTTCTCTTGCTCCTCACACTGACCAGCGAAACGAGTGGCATCAGGTTGTTGAGAGACACCTTGAATAAGGTTAGGAACCGAAGTGTTAATTAAAGCCATTATGTAAGGTCGTAGTTGCGGTTGATGCCAATTCTGGTTGCTACATCGTAGTTGTCAAATATAGTCCTATCAGAGCTACCTGCATCAAACTCCAATAGCTGAGCACGGGAGATGTATTCATCACGAGCAATCAACGCTTCAAGCTCTCTGGAGCCCACCACACGTCCTTGGAATATCCGAGAGGCACGTAGGGTAATGTAGCGTCTTGCTGGCTCAGGTAGCGAGTCCCAGTCAAGTAGGCGTGTCTGGTTGACCTTGAGGTCACTGGTGAACACGGTGGTGTTATTAGAACGGTCAAAGAGACTTAGACCACGCTGAACAACGTCGATGGACGTGTCGATAGGGTCCATCTCTATGATGTCATCTGAAAGAGTTATAGTGCCATCCCCAGCAGGGCTCAGGGAGACATTTACTTCTGTGTTAAATTGCCATCCTTCTGTCTGAACCGAGCGACTTACCTCATCAAGAGCAGAGATAGCAGTAGCGGCAGAGATAGGAAGTGCGTTGGTGTTACTGATGCTGTTCACAGGGCTTTCGCCTATGTGTCCTAGCATAGAGTTTACTGCTTCAAGTTTAGATGTCAGAGTTGGCATATTATTTCAATAAAGTTAAAGATAAAAAAGAGCCCCCAAAGGGATTACCAATGGGGGCTCAGAATTAAGGGTTTACTGTACTTCTACAGCACACTCAGGACGCAAGACACCGTGTCCCATTGCATACTTTGCAACGAACAATGTACCTTGGCGTTCGATTTGGTACTCGGACTCTGTAGCGAGGTCGAGAAGCTTAACAGTACCGATAGCTTCCTTAGTACCAGCGAGGATACGAGTAGCAGATAGGTCACCGTTGTAGCCAGCACCGTTAGCACCGAACACGTCATTCTTGACAGCAGAGCTACCGTCACCAGTAGTGACCGCAGAGTTGTCAACAGCGATAGTGCTGAGGTGGTTGCTCTTGACTAGCTTGATGCCAGCAACTTGAGCAATAGTACCAGTTGCGATGTTACCAACACCACCAGCGTCACGGTTAGAAGCGAGAGAAATCGCGCTGTTGTCCGCAGTGATGAGGGTGTAGTAATCAGCAGGGCTGAGGATAGCGAAGCGACCTTCATCAGTCACGTCTTTACCGTCGAGAGTCTCAGCGATACCATAGAGGGCATCAATAAGCTCAGCAGCGGTAGCATTAGCACCAGCGAATAGGCCAGTGAGTTGCGAACCAGCTTCACCACCAGAGACAGTTGCCGAGGAGCGAGCTGCACCAGCAAGGGTCTTCATTGTGGCTACGTCGAAGCGTTTAGCAAGGGCTTTACCAAGCTCCTTAGCGTAGATGCTACGAACGTCGTAGTGGTTCTTCAATTCATCAATGTTGGCGATGAATGTAGACGAGATGAGGACGTCATCAATCGAGATGACACGCTCAGCATGTTTAATTGCAGACAGGTAACCATTACCAGAGTCAGCGATATTCTCGCCAGCTGTGTGGTATCCTGCGGTTGCGATTCCTGTTGCTGGGAACTGTGCAGACTTGCCGCTCTGAATAGTGCGCACCATGTGCAAATCCTTCATCACGTTCTGTTCTTCGAACGTAGTTAGGATTTCACCAGAGAACACCTTCAGGAACAACGCATTTGCATCACCAGCAGCATTTACTTGTCCCAAACGGGACGGGGATGTATTGCCATTAGCCATAGTTTTTTGTTTTCCTTAGTATTGGATTATTGTTGGGGGTTTAGGTGTCCGTGGGCTTGGTTTGCTAGTCTAAGATTATCCTCCTCAAAGGGTCTTACGCTACTTCTTGCTTAGGGACGGAAAGTTATTTCTTCTTTTTTGGAAAGCCCTTCTTCATATTTGAATAGGCTTTATCGCTCACAGTAGATTTATTCTTACTGCGGGAGATGCCGAGTTTACGGCGACGATTGATATTTCTGTATAGGCTCATATTAACATTTCCACTTTCTAAGGGCGAGAGCTTTACGGGTAGGTCTACCTTTGGAATCCTTCATAGGCCCCTTCACACCGCTCATACGAGCACAGAAGGAACGCTTCCTTGCACCGCCT